TTCCTGTAGAATATCCTTCTCGTTTTGCAAGAATGACAAGTACCAAGAAGATGATCAAAACGAGAATCATCTTCTTCCTACTAAAAGGATGTTAAAAAAACCAAGTAAATTATCGAACTCGGCTATAGACGTACGTCGATCCGGTTCCGGGCGTCACGCTCGTCTTGGCTGTATACCCGGTACACGTCGATGGTGCCGTAAATTGAATAATCTTGCATCCGACTTTCTTGGTACACGCATCTTGACAGTCTGTAATTGAAGTCGCCGTGAGAGTAGATTGACCCGAACCACCGGTCACTGTTCCGGGAACTCCGTCGTCGTAGAGATTACACGCGGGTGCAGTACACGCCGCGCCTGCGACTGTTTGAGTCGATGCACTCGTAAGAATCTGTCCTTCAGAACCATAACACGGTGAACTATAGTTTGTGACATTGTATGTATCTTGTCGGGTTCCAGTGGTTCCACACCCTGTGGCCGAACACGATGTCGCTGTTTTCGTCCATACACAATTTTCAACAAATGGTTTTTGAGAAGATTTTGCAAAAATTACAAACTGAGGAATTATAAGATTTTTCACGGTTACAAGAATAGGAGACGAATAGACTTGTTGCTCATTTGTTGGCACACCTGAAAATGTAGCATCCGATGTGTACAGAAACCAGACCGGACCTCCTCCTCCAGCTTTAAGTTGCTTTCTAAAGCCTGCACACTTTCCTGAAGTATCTGCCCAACACAATCTATTCAGATCGCCGAGTTGAAATCTGTATAATGTAGTCTTATCAACAGCATCATTTCCATTTCCAGAATTGTTTGAATTTAGCCAGTTGTTAATATTTATATCGCTTCCTATGTTTTGAATGCTAGGAGCTACAAAATATCGAGTTATAACCTGGCCGTAGGTTTCTTTTTTTACCACTACAATCAAAATTAAAAATACAACAAACAGGAGAATCACCTCCATTATACAATCATACGAATAATATTATTACCCGTATCTGCTACGAAAATTGTGATACCGTCTGGGGCAATTGCAATACCCTGAGGCGCGGTAAAGAGTGCACCGCCGCCCGGGTATGAAGACCCCGAACTTCCTGTCTCATCGACAGCCGCCGAACCTGCCGAGGTTGAGGTTGTAGCACCAGGAGCGGCTCCGCCGCCTACATACGTTGATAGATAGCCTTGGCCATCGGTTTTTTCAATGAGGTTGTTTCCAGGGACTGCAATATAGATGCTGTTCGAAATATCAACAGCGAGTTGAGCCCGAACGCCCGATCCGATAGTGAGATTTCCGGTCCCGCGAGCTCCTTGTGTTCCTGCGCCTGAACCACCGCCCGCAAAAGTCTGAGCTGCTACTGAAGTAGCCGTAGATGCTGAAAATGTTGTTATGGGAACAGGTACGTACCAAATTTTAGCACTTCCGCCACCCGCGTCGCTAATATATGCCATTCCTGAAGATGTCCCAGATCCGGTAACTACAATCTGTTTACCGGTGGCACCTGAATATGGAAATACCATAGAATTTGAAGCGCTGATGGAGTTAGTTGCCAATGCAACCGGTATAGCGTATATGTTAGTTCCAGTGAGTGCATAAAGGTAGTTTCCAGCAGCTGTGCTCGAAGTGGCGTCTAGCCATATTCCAGCAACGCTGGCAAGGGTCCAAGTTACCGAGACAGTTCCTGCATAGTTCAACCTGTAAATTTTACCATTAGCAGAATCTGCGACATAAATGTATCCAGTAGAAGCTCCATTACGGTCGACCGCTAGCCCTGAACATGCTGGGGTACTAGAATTAGTAAGACCACTTACAACAATTGTAGCCGTCTGCCATAGAGCTGGTGTATCATACGTTTCTTTCCAAAGTTGGCGAATTGCAAAACCACCTGTACCTGATGCAATAGTAACATTGGAAACTAAGACATTAGAAACGGAACCAGTAGCGCCGCCAGCTGCAATAAATGTAGGAGCCAAAAAATTAGCCGCGTCCTTTCCACCAGGAACGTTGATTGACCCGCCGGTACCTACTCCATCCACCTCTGCAGTTGATCCAGGAACTCCTGCAATTGTTGTCACAGTTCCAGAATTTTGCAAGAAACTTGAAGCTATGCTCGATCCGCACCCAGTTGGAATACAACTATCTGCATAGTACACAGTTGCGCCTACAGCTGCAGCCGTGGTGAAGTAAGCTTCACTACCTGTAGCAGTTAATCCGGCGGTGGTTCCAGAAATAGCATTTTGGCCAGAAGACACACCAGTTGCGGTTATGCCTGTACCAACTGCACTAGTTACTTTGCCACCAGATTGCGCGAGATCAGTGCCATCGGTCGTGGTGCATCCCGCCGCACCAGTCTGAACTTTTGTAAGAATAAGTTGCTTAACCTGAGTACCAACCGTTCCGCAAGTTGAAGATGCCACCTGACATGTACCCGTCACTGTTCGGTACGCACACCCTCCATCTGCAAATGGACTTATAGCAGATGCGGCAAACGTGACAAATTTCGGAATATTAAAAGTACCAACAGGTAAAAATATTGGAGAAGCTGCACTAAAAGTAAAATCAGTGGCACCTCCGGTCGCTGACGTACCGGACGGGAGCCCAATTCCTGGCAAGGTAAATCCCGTTTTCATAAAAAGATAATAAACATCTCCGCCGCCACCGAATTTTAGAGTTTTCCTAAATCCTACAAAACTTATGCTAGCAGCAGCAGTAGTAGACGGTTGTGCGACAGTGGTTGACGTGCTGTATGTGCCGCTTCTAACTGTTAAACCTGAAAGTGTTGACATTGCCCACCCCTGTCGATTAAGATCACCTGGACTAAGCTTGGAATCATTCGCGGTTCCTTTGCATGCGAGCCCCACAGTTCCTGTTCCTGTGTCAGTTGTCAGTGTCGAACTGTTTGCATACCAATTGTCAATAATTATATCATTTCCAATTTTCATAAGTTGGGGAATTGTAGCACTAGTTCCTGCCTGGCCTGGGCCATACCCGCTCGACATCATGAATTTCGACCAAATGGTTAAAATGATGAGAATCACCAGTGCAATTATGACGTGATCCTCATTGAACTTCATTTACTTAGTACTAAGCTTTTTTTTAAAAGTAAGATTCGATGATCTTAAGTTGCTCTGGGGTTACCGACCCTGCCCCGCTCGTGTTCTGGGCCTGAGCCTTGGGGCATGACCGGCCGAATGCTGGACACGTCATGTTCGTCGCCCATGCGCCTATGAAAACAAATAGAATTGCGAGAAGGATCCAGACCCACATTGGAGGTTGAGATGCTGCCATTTTAATACATGTCTATATTATTTTCATCATCGCTCAGCTCTTCGGTCACCTGAATGAATCCGTCGCCTGACTTTCTGAATCCAATGTCCGTCTCGAGGCTCGTGCACAAGTCGTCCTGGATGGAATCCTCATCAATTTCATAGGTTTCATCCTCGTACCTCCAAATTTTATCATCGCCTTTCTGAAGATATCGGATGATAAAGACTGATCCATTCTGTTCGACAATCTTGGCAAGGAGAGGAACTGGCTTCCTGGCACCGACGTCTGTCCAGACCTTGATCATTTATTCGATGTGTACTGTAAACTTTTTAAGTAAAAAAACGCATCACGTGTCGCTGTCAACCTGGAGACTGAATGACCAGTCGAGCCCGTTGTTGTTCATGATGTTTCCGAACCGATCGAGGACTGTAATGTTGAGACGGTCCACCCGAGCGTTCCGATCAGTCACCTGGACATCCTGAATGAAATTTGAAGCTTCATTAAAATAAATTACGTTTGAAGAATTGGGGTAGGTTGGAATTTTATAGGTAATCTGAGACGGCTCGAGAGACGACGATCCGATGTTTTCTATGAATATTGAAATGTACGTGTCGAAATTTACAAACCCTGGATTCTGGGAATAGATTGTAGATGCATTCAAGGTCTGACCCGATGAAAATCCGAGAATTTGTGCAATTCCAAATGTCGATCCGACAGTCATGTAGTAACTCGATGACGACGCCGTGTATGCGACAATTGCATTTGAGTACGATGGAACACTAAAACCCGATGATACATTAGTGGCCAAATATGAAATCAGGCTCGGAAGAGTATAATTATTTGGAGGAACTGTATAGAGAGTCGATCCGAGCGTGAGCGTGTTATAAGGAGCTCTGATGTTGTAAAACCCTACAGGAATCTGTGCATTCAAAAGACGTGCGCTCCTAAACGCCCGGTGCCTGTTTCCTAAAAGGATCGAACACTGGAAAGGGTTTGAATTAATTTTAGAGACGACTGGAGATGTATTTGCGCCCGAAATGTTCAGACGAGACCCTGTATCCACATGAATCTGGTACGTATTCATTTACACATTCATATATTTTTAATTTAAAGATACTGACACAAAGTACCACAATGAAAGGAATTATATACAAAATTGAAAATTTAATAAATGGTAAAAAATACATTGGCCAAACAACCAGAGAAATGCATATAAGATTCCAAGAACATTGTAAAAAACCTATTAGTAATTCTCTGATAAATAATTCAATAAAAAAATACGGAAAGGATTGCTTCTATATGGAATCTTTATGGGAATCTGAAAATTGTAATCAAGACGAATTAAATGAAAAAGAAAAATATTTTATAACCGAATATAATACAATTGTTCCAAATGGATATAATTTAAAAGAAGGAGGTTTAGGTGGAAAACATACTATTGAAACAAAAGAAAAACTTTCAAAAATTTCTAAAAAAATGTGGAATGAAAAAAGAGATGAAATGATACAAAAAAGAAAAATACAATGGACAGATGAACGAAAATCCAAACTTTCAATTACATTAAAACAACTTTATATTGAACGTCCTGAAATGAGAATTAAGAAAAAACCTAGCATTTCCACTTGAGCCCGCAGTTTTTGCACGTTGCGTATGTTGTCTGAAGAAAGAGTTAGAAATAGAAAAAAAATAAACAAGAAAACGTACCATCGGCTCGTCGGCTGACCGTGTCTGAAGCTGGTAGTACTCCGTCTTTTTCGATTTGCATTTCCTGCATTGGAGAATGCCTTCGTAGTCCTTCTCTTGCGCCTTGATTTCTTCGATCCGCAAATCTCTCTGTTTGATGTCCGCCATGACTCGCGCAAAAGGTCCTTCAGGCCAGAGAATGTCGGGGGAGTACCAGGCGATGCGCCTCGGGTCGAGCTGCTTGGTTTGAAGCTTGCGGACCAGGCCCGGAACCATCTTGATTGAAAAGGAAATTTTGGATTCTTCAACTTTCAAATCAGGAACGGGAACCGTCGGCGACCGCTCCATCTCGCGCAGGATCCCAATCGCCTTGGACTTGTACAACTGGCGAAACGCCGGATTTTCCCATGACGACTCACCGTGTGAAACCTTCTCCCTCGTCCAGTTTAGAATCGAAATTTCGCAATTTTTGGAAACTGCTCCAGGACCGAGGACCTTTGCAAAGGCACCCTGAATGTATGCACGATATGGGTGAGCCATTTTGGGTTTGAATGATTTCTCCAGACTCTGGCAAAAAAAATACTCGTTTTTTAGTATGGAGGACACTTTAATCATCATTTTTCTTGCAATAATTTTGTACCTCCTTTTTTTCAGGACATCTGAAAAGTTTATTAACAAAATCATAGCTCCACTCTATCCCGTTTCACCTTCTTTGCAGACATATTCGGCATCTTTGAATACATTTGTAGCCGCCTATTTGGCTGCAGGTGTGACGAATCAACCCGCACTCGAAGCAAGTATAAATCAGCTTGTAAATGCATCAAATACTTTATTTATGGGCTTTGATCGTCAAAAACCGTCGCCAGGTGCACTTGCAAACATAATCAATGCGTACCAATTAGTTTCGAAAAATATGAGCAAAGCGGCTCTTCCTCCATCTGTAACAAATTCATTTGCAACTTTAGGTAAAGCTTTGAGCTTCTAATGAATCAAGACGAAATGAGACCATATGTCATTTGCTACACGAGCAAGACGACTCACCCAAACAATTATTTCATGTGTGCGGAACGCCTTTTTTTTAGGTCTGTGAATATGGAGGCGAATCGGGCGGGCATCAAGCCGCACCAACTCGGAAATTGGATCCATCGAAAGTATGGCGACATTCGTATTGAGAGAATGTGCGGAACGGGAAAGCTCGGGACGTCTATACCGTGCGTAATGTGCCGAAAGACACTCGAGCGCTGGTCTATCCAGTGGAGAGCTCACAGTGGAGATCAGTGGCACAAGAGCACGGACGACAATGTTCCTGTGTCCAGACCGACGCACAAGCAGAAGCAATTAATTTTCAAGTAACATGGTAATGAAAAAACACCTTCTCGTAGCACTCTTTGTTTTTGCAGTCATTATTTTCTTTATGCAGAAAAGTAATTATAAACGACCGCGTACCACGAGTATTAAACCAATACGCTCACCGTCTACATCCAACTTGATTTATTCGGTATCTGGGATACGGTAACTCTCTTGTCCAGGTGGAGAAACCATGGACCGTGAAGTGCCGCCGTTGAACCGCTCGAACTTTTGTATTCTACAAAAACAGTCGGAGAAAATGTACATTTCCAATTATAATTTTTACAATCTTCAATTGTAAATTGTGAATCATTTGTTTCATGAAGTTTTACAATTGCAGATTGATAGTCGCGCGCAAAAACGTGTGTTCCGTTTTCAAAAATGTACTCTTTTTTTCGAATCTCGAAACACATCACTTCACCTTTCTTGTAATACCGAGCACACTCTCTAACTTGGATGATGCGCGTGCGAGAGGTTTCTCTCGTTTGAGTTTGAGAGATTCCGAATCCTCAATTGCTTTCATCTTTCCACCCGAGAATGACTTTTCTTGGACGTGCGTGTCTGGTCCGATTGTCGGGACGTACCTGTGTTCGAACGGCCAGTGAACGACCGGCGGCTCGATTGGCCCCCCGTACATTCTAAACTCTTCAATTGAAAATTTTCCTCCGAAGCACGCAAGTGCCTCTCGTTTCGGGGCTGGCCAAAGTTTCTCGTACCGTCCACCCGTCGCCTTCATTCGCATGAGCGCAAGAATGGACAAGATTTCACCTTTTCGGGCAGTATCCATCTGGAGCGCGTACGCCTTTGCACATTTCCATGAACAAAAATTCCCAATTGTGTTGAATCGTTGGAGCCGGTCGTCATATTTGACGGGAAGGTGGAACGGAAGATTGTTTTCGTGAGGATGAACACACCACCAACAAATTTGATTCATTTAAAGGAAGAAGCCTATATATCTTTATATGATACTCTCTATAGATTGCGGAATCAAAAACCTTGCAATGTGTCTTTTTGATTCAGAAACGAAAAAGATTTCACAATGGGACGTTTCGGGAGTTCCCATGAAGCACGCAGATGGAGTTTTCAAATGTCTGGTTCGGCATTTGAATGAACGTTCATGGGTTCTCGATGCAGAGACGGTCGTCATTGAAAAGCAGCCCGACAGGAACAGGGGTATGAAGAGCGTCGAAAACCTTTTGCACACATACTTTCTCGTCAAGGAGAAGAATGTAATCATCTGGGACGCTCGGCACAAAATTCCAGACGTTGCTGGGCCCGGAAAGGCAAAGTATGACGCCCGTAAAAAGGCGTCCGTCGAACGGGCCAGGCGATTTCTTTCTGAAACAAACAAGGAATGGATTCAGTTTTTCGACACGCACAAAAAGAAGGATGACTTGGCGGACACGATCATGCAGGCGCTCAGTTTTGTCGATCGTCCGTCGGCTCCAGCTCCCAAGAAACAGACTCCGAGACGGCCCACGGAAAACCAGACGCGAACAAAGTACAGCAAAGCGAATCTTGCGTGGCTCTACAAAACAGGAGCTAAGCAGGATGCACGATTCAAAAAGGATCTTGCACGATACTACCAAAGTATCGATGAATTAAAAACAGAGTTTACATTATGTGGGTAGTGGAACTCGGTCTATTTGCAATTGTTATAATTTTACTTGTAATTTTGATTTTTGCTAAACCTTCAAAATCTGTAGTTTCCCCGACTTCGACTTCGACTTCGACTTCGAAATCAATTCAGCCATGTTACAAACCGGGAGGTGCTTTGAGTTTCGATGGAACCAATTGGTCATGTACGTGTCTTCCGGGATGGACAGGATCGGCGTGTAACATTCCGAATGTCGACACAGGTGTAAAGATTCCTCCGTGTGCGATTCCCGGCGGTTCGCTCACAAAAATAGGAGGAAGTACGTATACGTGCACGTGTAATCCAGGGTGGGGAGGTTCGGATTGTTCTGTAGGAAACATCAAAAATCCTCCTCTGTGTACATCTCCTGGAGGGTACCTCAATTTTGATGGAACAAATTGGAAATGTACATGCATTACCGGTTGGTCTGGAAGCGCGTGTGAAATTGCAGGACCGACACCGACACCGACACCGACACCGACACCGACCCCGACACCGAGTACATTTGACTTTTCAAAGATACCTATATGTTATAAACCTGGAGGAGCTCTCGGATTTGATGGAGCTGTTTGGTCATGCACTTGTCTGACAGGATGGTACGGAGATGCGTGTAATCTTGCAACGATAGATACTACTGCGAATCGTTGTAAAAACGGGGGATACCTTGTTACTGAAACTTATGGAGGCGAGATAAGTACAAGGTGCGAATGTCCCGAAAATTACTATGGATGTGATTGTTCAGTTAATACGCTTGATGATATAGCACGAATAGTCAGCACGTGTTTCTAACCGAGGCGATCAAACAGAGTCCCGCCTATGCCTGTGTTTATAGTCCAGTCGCGCATCTGGTTTCTGACAAACTCCTGATCATTACACAAGCCGCCTGGAGTAAGATCCTGGGTGTAATAGCCAGCGTCGACGCTTGGCCCTGGAACGCATTTCATGTCACTCTTCAGGCCGAAAATGTCAGCCGGGCCAGCCTTTGCACCTGGACCCATGATAATGTCGAGGGGTGACCCCATGTAGGAACTCGACCGGCTCTTCATGAGCATGTACAGGATTGCGATGAGCAGGCCAAAAATTATGAGACGGCTACCAAACTTCTTCATTTGTATTTGGGTGAGATTATTTTTGCGTTAAAGATACTGAGCTTATTTCTTTAAAGGTTTTAGAATGGACATTACTTTCGACACGAATGATGGTCACGCTATGAATTTGAATGATGATGAAACGGCTCTTCTGGATGAAATCTCCATCCAGGCTCCAGCGCGGAGGGTTCCTCTGAAGCCCAAGCCTGCCAAGATGAGCCCTTTTGCTAAGCAAGCGCCTGGGCCGAGTGCAGCTCCTCAGGATGACGGCATGGACATGTTCATGAACCCTGACAAACGATCTGCACCACCCCCTCCAATTCCAGAGGAGTACGATGGGGGCGACGAGCCTGATGAAATGTACGGCCAGCAGCAACAGGGCGGTGGAGAGCAGCTTCCATCTGAAGGCTACAAGACGATTGAGGATGAAAAGGCGGATCTTTTGAACAAGATTTCTCGTCTGAACAAAAAAGGAATTCAGTCGAGCCAGCGCCTGAGCATCTTCTCGGACGTTGAGGAGATTCGGACCGAGTACAAGCGCATGACGTATTCGATCGAGGTCGAGCGTTCAATCAAATTTCAACGCCGGATGCTCGTTGCGTGTGTCACCGGCCTCGAGTTTCTGAATGACAAGTTTGATCCGTTTGATGTCGAACTGAACGGCTGGTCCCAGAATACCATGGAGAATATCGAAGATTACGACGGGGTTTTCGAAGAGCTCTATGCCAAGTACCGTACCAAGGTGAATGTCGCACCCGAGATTAAGCTTGTCATGATGGTTGGCGGTTCGGCAATGATGTTCCACTTGACAAACTCGATGTTCAAGGCGGCTGTTCCAAATCCAGCGCAAGTCATGAAGCAAAATCCAGACCTGATGCGGAACATGATGGATGCTGTCCAGCGTTCTCAGGGCGCGGGCCCAGGTGCAGGTGATCGCCCCGACCAGGGGTTGCGCCCAGGTGAAATGCGCGGGCCAGGGATGGACTTTGGTTCTCTCATGAACATGATGGGTCCACCTCCAGCAATTCATAGCAGACCACAGCGTCAAGAGGATGATGATGTCTCAGACATTGTTTCCATTGACGCAGGTGGGGACACCCGCGAAGTTCCTGTTCGCAGGACCAAAAAGAATAAGAAGGAGGTTTCAATCTAGTTTTTTTCGCATGATACACTAAGATGGGCATAGCAATGGCCCCGTATGGTCCTCCGCCGGTACCACCACCTGTCCATGTCAACCCACTTCAGGAACTGACTCCCCCAAGCGACACGACGGAATGTAATTATCTACTGATGGTTTTTATCGGAGCACTCTTCCTCCTGAGTTTATGAAAGACATGGTTTTACAGATGCAACCGCTAAGAGCTGGGAGATGCTTTGTTCGTACAAGTGAACCTGCTTATCGAACCAGTCGTTGGTCAAATTTCCTGGAGTCTGTTTCATTTAATTAGAGTAAACATTTTCCTTTTCCAAAAATGTTTGGAGCGGGCGTTTCGTCATCAAAAACAAACCCGCCTTCCCTGTAGATCACGCATCTCTTCCTGTACATTGAATTCAGGACAGACCAGCGATCTACAATGTCGTAAATCAGAGGTTCATTCTTCTTTCCTGGAGTCTCTCGCATTATCCGACCTATGGATTGTTTAATGTCAGATTTGGGAGTCGCAAGAATGACTGTATCCAGAACAGGAATGTCGAGACCCTCATGCGCGAGCTGGAATGTCGCAATGACAATCTTCTTTTTGGCCGACTCTGAAAGGTCGTGTTCGCTCATGCCTCCCACGTAGAGCCCAGAATGCTCTCCGATTTTCTCGTGTAATTCAAAACAATGACTTCGGCGATCGCTCAGGATGAGTACACGCCGCCCAGTGTTCAGAGCGTCTCGGGCAGTCTTGACGATCATCTCGTTCCTCTCAGCAATCTCAGTCACTGCGCTGATCATTCCAGCCATGTTCAACTTTCCGAATCTCGAGACGGGTGGAGGATTTTTGAACGTCTCGCACGTGTACGAGATTGTAACAACACGTGTTTTGGTCTGATTTGCGCGTTCGACCCGAAAGAACTCTGGTCCGAGAAACCAGTACAAAATTCTGGTCAGTCCATCTTTCCGTTCAGGTGTCGCCGTCAGTCCAAGCGTGAACCTCGGGCAGATTTTGAACATAAATTGGGAAAATGCGGGAGCCCCAATGTGGTGCGCCTCATCGACAACGAGGAGGCCAACTGAATCAAACGCGTCAACCGGAAAAGATCGAATACACATTGTTTGGATCAACGCAATGACGAAATCCTTTTCAATGTCGAAAATGTCCCCCTGAACTCGCCCGATGGTTGCACCCGGACAAAACTCTTTGATTTTTTCGACCCACTGATTTGCGAGAAACTCTTTGTGAACGACAATCATCGTTCGAACCTTCAAATGCGAGGAAAATGCGAGAGAAACTGTCGTATTATGAGTGACTGTAAAATCGCCCAGAACGAACCGCCCATTTCCATCAATTTCGAAACCGTAATAATCTCCGACGTCGAGTTTTTCAATTTTTATTCCCACGCTCAAAACATCTTTTATTTGAATTCTTTTTTCCTGCTTTTTTCTAGGAATTTTACAAGGAACATCTTCTAGTCCAGCTCCAGAAATTGTACATCTGTAATATGTTCCTTTTTTAGGTCCACCCGGTGCATTTGTGCACGTCTTTTCGCATTTTTGTTTGTAGCATGCAAACCCTAGTGATCTACAGAGGAAAAGAACATCGTCGAAAAGTTTTTCATTTTTTTGAATAAAATCCCACCCTCCTACAATTTTTGATCCATCCGAATCTAAAAGTCCGGCCAGAACTTGAAGTTGAACATCCCGTGAATTGCATTTGTAAATATGCGGCACGTGTTTATTTTTAATGAGATTCAATTCTTTTAAAGTTTTGTAAAAGTAGTTGGGTTTTGGTCCCCTAATTGCGTAACTATACTCGGACATATGAGTTAGATACAAATTGTATTGTCCTAGGTGTTTACTAAAATAGTGGAGAACTGTCGAATCTTGGGAAGTTATCAACGCTCCATCTCCCAGCCAGTATCCAATCATGTACGGATCGAGCGGGACATCTTGAT